TGTGGGTCTTTACTTACTTGCTAAGTAGAGTCTTTAACAAACAATCCGTTAGGCAATAGTATGCCTTTCCGATTCTTAATCTGATCGTATGCAACTTCCATGCAGTCTACCAGATTTAGGTCTTGTAAAGCGCAGTAATTAACAAGGCATACCATAACATCGCCCACACTATCAACAATAGCGTCACGATCTTTTTTAATTGTTGCATCTGCTAATTCTCCAAGTTCAGACATAGCCTTAAGAAGCTGAGTCTCTGGGGTGCTGTTAGGAATAATTTTCCTAGCTTCCGACCATTGAATGATCTTAATTTCTACTGCTGCATAGCTCATAATTTTGCTTTCATAAGTCTTTGTTTCTTGCCAGATTTACCTTCTTTCGTTCCAGTAATCTCAATCAAGCCTTTATCCAATAAAGCACGATAGCGTGGCGTAATTGATGAGTAACGATAATCTGGGAGTGCGTCTAGTATCTCGTCTGAGATACATCCATCAGGAAAGCCTTTAATAACCTCGTAGACGATTTGTTCTAGCTTGGTGCTATCAACTGCTTGCGCTGCTTCTTTAGAGGTTTCTGGACTATCTTTTCTAGCCAACTTAAATGCTGGCGTACCAAAGAATCTGTCCATCGAATCTTTCATATTCTCAAAAATGTCTTTCATTATCTTCTCCTTGAGGTGAACCCTACTCGCTGCGTCTTGTGGTACTGCACCTCATGAACTAAATCACTTGGCTGAGAATATTCCACAAGCATCCGCTTTGGGGTTCGTTAACATTAAATTTTAAAAAGGCGCATCGTCAAAATCGTCTCTTACAGAACGCTTTGTTGGTGCTTTAGCTTCTTTCTGATCTTTTGCTTTGATTGACAAAGACATGAACTTAGTGCCATCTTTGCTTTCTTTTAGCCATGCACTAATCCAGAAATCTACACCTTCTACATTGAGTGACCCTTTGTAGTGAGGAAACTTCTCGTCATCTCTGCGTTCATTCTTAAATAACGCACCACGATTTTCATTGTTATATTCCATTATTCTTTTGCTTTCTTAATAGCTGATCTTACTTTGCTTGGCAGTAATCCCCACAAGGCAACCTTCTGGTCAGCCTCTAGGTTCTCTGCCTCCATTTTCTCAAGTCCTTGCTTTCCATCAAGAGCCATGAGTTCCATTGCCAACTCACGCAGATATTCCATCTCCTCTGGAGGCAAACTGTCTGCAATGCCTTGTGTTGGCGTAATAACTACTTTTTCTTCCTTGAGTGGTGCAGACGAATCCAGAGCATCATGCTCAACGATTTCCATTGCTGTAACCCAAAGGTAGCGTCTAGTGTATGTTTCTACAGCCCCAAGGTTTTGGATAGGATGGCAACCCTTAAGGTTAGCATCTGCCATTGGTGAGGTAATGATGATGTTAGTGCCATCGTCTGTATCTGTGATGGTAAGGCTTGCAATCTCAGCATCGTATGAGACTATGCCACATAGACCAACTTCATTAAAGATTGCATTGATTTGAGGAAGGAAATCGCCTAACTCAAAATACTGGTAGCCCGCATAAGTATTTTTGCCAGACTTTTTGAGTGACATTTCTTGCAAGATGATTCTTGCTTGCATTAACTTCTTGTGTACCATTTTGATTTCCTTATTGAATTCTTTGAACTTGTTTAGCAACCAACCATTTATCACCAAGTCTGAGAACTGATCTAACCCACTTGCGCTGATTGTATTGATTGACTTCTGTTGGGACTAACTTGTTGTTGTAAAGCTGTCTTGCTTTGCGTCTTAGTTGTTCTGTTTGCATTAGCCTCTCCAAGCTAACAAAACACCCCAACCACCAAAGATGATGATTGCCAATGTCCACTCAACTAGAGTTTGAATAATCTTGCTTTTCATTTGATTTTCCTTAAAAGTACCCACTTACGATTTGTTGTGGGCTGATGTAAGTATAGCAATCTAAACATACAGATCAACAATTATTTACTAAGTATTTTCCCTAGTGTTGTATTTTGTTGACTTTGCTACACTGACAGGATGGACAAACAAACTGCAATTAAACTCGCTGGCTCTCAAAGCAAACTTGCTCGTATATTGGGCATTTCAAGAGGAGCTGTTTTTCAATGGAAGTCAATTCCTTTATTACGAATTTATCAACTTAAAGAACTCAGACCAGAGTGGTTCAAATGACACAAGCAAGAATTATTAAAGCCCTCCAGAATGGCCCACTAACCTCACATGAGCTGGCCAACCTAACTGGTATGCCACAGGCTACTGTCCTGTCAACAGCCAAGAAACTTCGCCATAAGGGTGAATTAACAACAGAGTTGGTCAAGGTTGGGAAGCATTGGATTGCCAAATACACTTTGTCAGACGATTTGATTGAGGCTAAGAAGCCAGAAGAGAAGCGCTGCTTATTGAATCCGTTTGACATTCGTAATGCCAAGGGTATTTTTACCCCTGCTGAGTACCGAGTAATGAACGCTCAAGCTAAGAGGTTGTACAAGGGCAATCCTGATTTCACAAAGCAGATTACAAATAATCAAAGAATTTAAGTTTACAGTAGGCTTTTTTAAGTTTACAATGTTTTGAAACAACGGCTAGGTACGAAGTCATGAGCGTACCGAAAAGAGTTCCTCCCTCTCCTGCCGACTGTTTCTTTCTAGGGAGTTGTAAAAGGCGAGAGATATGCACTACTACTCTTTTCATGTGAGTGACTACATTCACGACACGGCTCATTTGTCAATCTATGAGGATTTGGCATTTAGACGATTGCTAGACTTGTACTACACAAGCGAAAAACCTATCCCAAACAAAACCCAAGAGGTTTCCAGACGGATACGGATGACAGATCAAATCAATGCAGTGCAAACAGTACTTGAAGAATTCTTTATGTTTGACATGGAGAATGATTGTTGGTTTCACAAACGATGCGACAAAGCAATAGCTGACTATCAAGCTAAAGCAGAGCGTAATCGTACTGTTGGAAAGCTAGGTGGTAGACCCAAATCAAACCCAGATGCTATCCCACAAGAAACCCAAGTGGTTTCCAAACATAACCCTAACCAAGAACCAATAACCAATAACCATAAACCAATAGATAAGAACAAGAGAGGCTCACGCCTCCCTCAAAATTCTTGTTTGTCAAAAGAATGGGAAAAGTTTTGTGTTGACCATAGGCCAGAACTGAATCCACAGAAAACATTTGATAATTTTAAAGATCATTGGATTGCTCAATCTGGTCAAAAAGGTGTGAAGTTGGATTGGGATGCAACTTGGCGTAATTGGGTTAGAAATACTTACGCACCTAAACCAAACCCTGCTGACATTGTGAGGCTCACAGTTCCATCAAAGAATGAGCCTGACCCTGCATTGGAAAAGATTAAAGCTGATGAAAAGAAGGCTGCACCCATTCCAGACCATGTTCGCAAATACATTGCAGAAGTAGTGAGGAAAGTATGAAATTTCTTAAACGAATTGTTATTGATGCCAATGGTTGTTGGTTATATCAAGGTGCATTAAAAAAAATTGGTCATCCTTATGGTTGGGTTGCTTACAAAGGAACTCAAATGAACGCTCATAGAGCATCGTGGATTGAAGCAAATGGTGAAATTCCTATTGGCTTAAATGTTTGCCATAAGTGCGATGTTCCACAATGTATAAATCCAGAGCATTTATTTCTTGGAACTCAAAAAGAAAATGTTTTAGATATGTGGAAAAAATGTAGGCATCCAAGAATAAATTTAGGTGGTGAAAAAAATAGAGCATCTAAATTAACACTTGAACAAGTTAGACAAATAAGAGCAATGTTGGATGAAAAAATAAAACAAAGAATTATTGCTGAAAAATTTTGCATATCTCAAGTTGCTGTTAGCGACATAAAACGCAAAAAAAGATGGCAATTATTTGAGTAAAGGAGAAAATTTTGTCTTACTACGAAGCCATGAGACTGCTAGACAAGGTTCGTGAAGGCGTACCTTACCCTCTTCATCTGATAAACAAAGCATTGGAATTGACAGGTGACTTGGAGCAGGCGTAATGTAGAAAACCCAAGCGATAGGGTTCAACTGGAGCAAGCAGAGGCCAGAGAACTTTATCGCACTTGGGAGACAAATAAAGATAGAGACTTTGTGCGTGGTCGGCTAGAGCGAGCAGAACGAATCTATGGCTCTGGTGCTAGAGATCGTATCCGCACTTACATGAACAGAATTAAAGATGGGACACTTGAATGAGAGTTTTAGTTGCTTGTGAATACTCTGGAACAGTAAGAGATGCTTTTATTGCTTTAGGACATGATGCAATGTCATGTGACTTGCTGCCAACAGATGTTCAAGGCCCTCACTATCAGGGCGATATTTTTGATGTTCTTGACGATGGTTGGGATTTAATGGTTGCACATCCTCCATGCACTTATCTTTCAAATGCTGGCGCAAGACATCTTTATCCTAAAAAGTTTTTAAATCAACAGCGTTATGAACAAGGATTAGAAGCAAAACAATTCTTTATGAAGTTGTTAACTTGCAACATCAAAAAAATCTGTGTCGAGAATCCAGTTCCATCATCAATCTTTGGATTGCCTAAATATCATCAAGTAATTCAGCCTTATGAATTTGGACATCCTTATCAAAAGAAAACTTGTCTTTGGTTAAAAAACTTACCCCCATTGATGGCAACAATGTATGTGCAAAAACAAGAAAGCACTAAGGTTGTGGGCAATTGGTTTAATGCTGGTGGCAAAGATAGACAAAAAAACAGAGCAAAAACCTTTGAAGGAATAGCTTTAGCAATGGCAAACCAATGGGGTGCAGTATGAGACGAGCAGCTAGAGTGGACGCTAACCAAGAACAGATAGTCTCAGCCTTACGAGGTGCTGGCGCTTATGTATGGATTATTGGCTTGCCTGTTGACCTTTTGGTTGGGTACAAGAATCACACTTTCTTGGTGGAGATCAAAACAGACTCTAAAAAGCGTTTAACGAAGCTACAAGCCGACTTTTTCGAGAATTGGTCTGGGAGTACCTTGGCAAGAATAGATAGCCCAGAAGCGGCTTTAAGAATGATTGGAGTTGTTAAATGATTATTCACTTGACAAGCACAGAACAGGCGAAAACTAGTATTCGTCTTCATTGGGACAAGATAACCAAAGCCTTGGATGCTGGCAAACATTTAACAATGGAAATTAAGTTAGTTAGCAAAACTCGTGAGCAAGAGGAAAAGTATCACGCCATGATTGGCGACATTGCCAAACAAGCACAGCACATGGGTGCTAAGTGGTCTGCCGAGGATTGGAAGCGCTTACTGGTTGACCAATATTTGCGAGAGGTAGAGAACATTCAAGGTAAGGTAGTCCCAAACCTTGATGGCTCTGGCATTGTCCAACTAGGCTTTCAGACTAGAAATTTCACCAAAGAAATGGCAAACGAGTTTATTGAGTGGCTTTATTCGTGGTCGGCAAACAACGGAATTGATTTGTAATTAGGGAAAGTACCTAGCATATATTGTGTTTAGTTTGCTATACTTCACTCAGCCCAAGCAATTCGCAAGGGTACTTTTAAGGATTAAGTCATGGAATACGAATTCAAGTTTGAAACAACTACTGGTGCTGGTGACGAGACTGTGCAATGCGTCTTGGAATACTCGATAGATGAGGAGGGCACTTATGCTGAGAATCTAAAGTCAATTCACTACCAAGGTGTAGATGTTTTCTCATTGCTGTCTGATGAGCAGTTTATCGAGATTGAGATGCGTGGCACGATGATGTTGGCAAGCCATTTGATTGAAGAATCTGACCATTCCGCAAGTGTTGACTACGACATGAGAGGTGTGTAATGACACAAGATGAAATCATTGAGATTAAAGAAGGTACTTCACAAACTTCAGTAGAAGTTATCGTAAATCAACCAAAGCCAAGCGGTTGGATGGCTTGGTATAGGATGTCTCCTCAAGCATACTTTTCACAGGTTTATGGAAACTTTGATTACTCGAAGAGGGACTTTTTCAAATGCCCACCTCCTTTGTTTGAATCAAGAGAAGAAGCTATAGCAGAGGCTCGAAAAACTATGAGAAACGAAGGCGGTGAAATTCGATTAGTAAAGGTTGAACTATGACACAAGATGAAATCATTAAGATGGCTAAACAAGCTGGATTAGGTTTTTTGCTTGATGCTAGATTCATGTGCCATCAAGAAGTTAAAGATTTTGCCAAGCTAGTAGCACAGCATGAGAAAGAAAGAATAGCAACCAGTATTGAGAGATTGCCATTTGGTGATACTGCTGCAAGTTTTGCTATTTATGTCAGGGAGCTAAAAGATGAGTAAAGACGAAGTCCTTGAATTAGCATTGGAGGTGTTAGTGTCATCAACTGGTGAATTACACCGACACTTAGCAAGCCCTAATGACTATCAATTGGTAAAGAACCATCGAGCTATTGCCGCCATTAAAGCCGCACTAGAAGCGAAGGATGAGCCTGTGGGTTTGATCGAAAGCCTGAAGGACGCACAACCTTGCTGTGGTCAATATGAAACCTGTTGGCGAGCCTGTACTCCTCGCGGAAAGTTCATTGGTCGCCGTGATGCACAGCGCAAGCCGCTGACGGATGATGAAATTCAAGATGCGCTGGAGGCTGAGTTTCTTGGGTCTGATTTAAAAAGGAATTGGCAAGACGACTTGCGAGTTGCCCGAGCCATCGAAGCCGCACACGGCATTAAGGGGGAAGCATGAGCAAGGGGTCAATTCCTCGTCCGTTTCAAGTAAGCAATCAAGAATATGCAAATAGATGGGATGCCATCTTTGGAAAAGATAATGAGAAAAAGAACGAAGAGAAAAGTCTGGAATCTGATAGACCCGATAACTCATGCGATAGTAGGGGCAGCGATAACGCACAGGGAAAAGCTGGACAAACTCAGGCTACTTGAGTATTCAGCTCTTGAGGCTATTACAAAGGGTCAAGGAACAGTCCAAGACTGGAGGACGCTTGTTGATGTGCTTAACCTAAGTGAGATGCTTGGGCGTGGGGGGATAGGCCCAGAAGTATTGCCAGTATGCGAGAAAGCTCAAAAAGCACTACATGAGGCAGCACTTAGGTTTGAAAAGACTAAGAAACTTGGGTTAAGTGGTGAGGGTATTCAAGCAATCCGTGATTTGATAGCATTTGCAGACCTTCAGCAATCAAGCATTTCTAGGTCAGAATTTGAGAGATACATCAAAAAAACCAAAGATTACATCAGATCACATGGAGATAAAGTAGTTGAAATATCCTAAATTCCCATATTTCCGTAGCACAACCCATCTGAGAAATGTAGCCTCACTTCCATGCCAATGGTGTGGTGTAGACGATGGATGCCAAGCAGCTCATTCAAATATGGCTCAACATGGCAAAGGGAGAGGCATCAAGGCAAGTGACGAATACACAGCAGCACTCTGCCAAACTTGCCACCATCAGCTAGACGCAGGGAATAAACTATCTAAGCAAGAGCGTCAGGATATGTGGACAGAAGCACACAAACGCACCTACAATAAGCTTAAATCTTTGGGTCTATGGCCTCAAGATGTACCAATGCCTTATTGAGTTGCCAAGGTACTTAGAGGGACTTGTTCCCTCTTTTTTTATGTGAGATAATGGTTAAAACTCCATGAGGACTACCATGTCTGGACTACTTGAGCCATCCGTAAAAATTGAGATTGAGATACAAAACCAAGAAAAAAGTGGTGAAGCTTGTCCAGTAGCGACAGGTGATGTAGCTGTCAATCTTGAGAATCGTGAGAAGGCTATCGAAAAGGCTAATTATGGCCCGATGAATCCTAACGATGCAAGCATGGACTACTGGCGTGAAATCTCTCGTGCATGGCGAATTGCTCCTGCACAAGCTAAAAAGTCTCGCTGTGGCAATTGTGCTGCTTTCATTCAAACCCCTAAGATGCTTTCTTGCATTGAGTCAGGTCTTGAGGCTGGCGACAACGAGATGGACGCATGGGAAGTCATTGACGCTGGTGACTTAGGCTATTGCGAGATGTTTGACTTTAAGTGTGCTTCTAAGCGTACCTGCGAAGCATGGATTAGTGGTGGGCCAATTACCGAGGAGAAAGACAATGGGAACAACGAATCAGCAAGCTCTGGAGATGATGCAGAAGCTTATGCAGAAGAAGACTAAACCCATGCCTATCAGGGGTGAGCGTACTGCTAAAAACGCACAGAAAAAGCCTAAAAAATGAAAATGACAAAAGCTGGTCAGAAAAAAGTTGGCAAGGTAATGGGTGAGTACAAAGAAGGCACTCTCCATTCTGGCAAAGGTGGCAAGGTTGTCAAGAGCCGTGACCAAGCGATTGCCATTGCTATGAGCGAAGCTGCCAAAAAGATGGGCAGGATGAAATAATGGCTGAACTAAGGGCTACTCCAATGTCAAACCCAATTATGGGTTTACTTGCTGACCGCCTAAAGAAAGTCCAACAATTTGGCGCAAAGCCATTTGGTTATGAGAATCCTCCTGTTGAGATGTTGATGAATCTCTTGGGAGTTCCTGCTGTTCAGCAGACAATGGAAAGAATGGCTTATGGTGAGCCATTGACTACTGGTAGTGGAATGACTACTAAGCCTCGTCCAGAAGCGATTGAGGCTGCTATGACCCTGTTACCTGCATCTGCTGGTTTAGCAAAGGCTACCAAAGGTATGCCAGTAGGGGCAAGCATTGAGGATGTTGGTGGACTTTTAGGCAAAAAAATTCCATCTCAATTTGTGCCTAATGTTGAAGCTGGCAAGGAGATGATTGTCCACCACAATCTTTCGCCAGAAAAGTTGGCACGAGTTGAAAAAGTAGGTGGTATGCCAGTACCTTCTATTGCTGTTTCAAATGTAGAGAATCCATTGAGTAGTTTTGGCAATATCTCATTGATTGGCGATAAGTCAATGGCAATTCCGTCTGCTAAAAATCCTGTCTATGGATTTGACGCATACACAGCTAGAACACCTGAGATTGACTTTAAATTTGACTCAAAGAGTACTAAAAATATAGACAATTATTTTGCTGATGTTGCTAAAAAAGTTCCATCTGGTGATTATTTAGTAGATAGACTAAAGAATGATTGGAAGTGGAGAGGCGAATCTGACATTTATAAAGCAAAGTTTCTTGATGAACAAGGACTATTGCCTAATCGTGAAGACTATGCAAAAGATACTTGGAAATTTACTCAAGAAGTAAATCAACGAGTAAGAGACTTAAAGCCACAATTTGAAAACTGGTCTGCAAACATGGATAACACACTAGCTGAAGTTGGTGTAGTTCCAGAAGAAAGAATTTTCAGAGGATATACAGACTCTGGCAATAGACGCTATGCTCCTGCGACACTTGAAAATCTTGTAAGAGAAATGAAAGGTGGTGCTGGAGAAGAAGGTTTCTACTATGGAGTTGGAAACATTCGTGCTGTGGCTACACCTAAGTTTAAAAACTTTGACCAAGTAAAAGCAGCACGAGAAAACATTGTTTCGTCTAAAGAGTTTGAGCCAATCAAGAAAAAAATCAATGATGCTTTTGATGACTTGTCAGATAGACTTGGTAAGCTAGAAGGTCAAGATGGTTACAGATATGACCCTCAAAATGCCTTGTATGAGATTGGTCAAATCAAAAATGTAAATCATTTGGATAAGATTTATAAAGATGTTCCACAAGAATTGAAGGCTGATGTTCAGATATTTATGAACAAAGTCAAAGCAATGCCTACTGAATACTTTGAAATTAAGCCTCAAAGAGCAGTCCAAGTAAGCGAGTTTGAAGGTGCTATTGTTCCTAAAGATGTTCCACAGCAATCTATTGATTACCTAAAGAGCCAAGGAATTGATAAGATTTATTTCTATGAAACACCTAAAGAACGAGCAGAATTGTTTAAGAAGTTTGGCGACAAAATGTTTGCTATGCCAGCTTTGCCGTTAGGTGCAACAGGATTATTGGACGAAGAAAAGCGTAAAGAAATTCAAAGTCTGCTAGAATAAAAGTAATCACTAACTAACCTTGACCAACCCTAGAGGAGTCAAACAAAATGGCATCAAGAATTAAAGCCTATCATCAGGACGAAATAAGGGCAAAAATCCAAGCCAGTCAGCTTGTAAATGTCTTGCAAAATCATGCACTTGGATTAAGTGAAGAATTAAGTCCTACTCGCATGAAGGCAATTGAAATACTATTGCGTAAATCTCTAAGTGATTTATCCTCTATACAGCTATCAGGTAACGCTGATGCTCCAGTAGAGATGAAGGTCACATGGCAGAAGTAATAGAGATTCCTTACTCACCCAGAGACCAACAACTTGCTATCCATGATCTGATGGACAGTAAGCGTTTTGGTGTTGTTGTTGCTCATAGGCGTATGGGCAAGACTGTCTCTGCAATCAACCATCTAATCAAGGACGCTATCCTTAACCAAAAGGAAGCACCTAGATACGCTTACATTGCTCCTACCTATGGACAAGCCAAGAGGGTGGCATGGGACTATCTAGTCAAGTATGCAGAGCCACTAGGCGGTACTAACAATATCTCTGAGTTGCGAGTTGACTTCTGGGGTAGGCGTATTCAGCTATATGGCTCTGACAACCCAGAAGCATTGCGTGGTCAATACTTTGATGGGGTAATCCTAGACGAGATTGGCGACCAGAATCCTAAGATATGGACAGACATTGTTAGACCTGCACTAGCTGACAGAAAAGGCTGGTGCTTATTCATTGGTACACCTAAAGGTCATAACCACTTCAAAGAACTGCGAGACAGGGCAGAAAAAGAGGATGGATGGGGTTTACTGGAGTTCAAAGCCTCTGAAACAGGGGTAGTGGACGATGTAGAACTGAAGGCTGCTCGTAATGAAATGGGTGAGGACAAGTATCGTCAAGAGTTTGAATGTAGCTTTGACGCTGCTGTAGAAGGCTCTTACTATGGTCAAATCCTCAATGAGCTAGAAGACAAAAAGCACATGCAAGAAATTCCCAGAGAGGAACTAAGTCGTACCTTTACCGCTTGGGATTTGGGAATGGGTGACTCAACGAGTATCTGGGTAGCTCAATTGGTAGGCTCAGAGGTGCGTCTAATTGACTATTATGAGAATCATGGTGTTGGACTAGACCACTATGTGAAGTGGATTAGGGACAATGACTACATCAAAGCAGAGCATATCTTGCCCCATGATGTCAGGGTAAGGGAGTTAGGCTCTGGCAAAAGCAGAATGGAAATGCTTGAGGAAGCAGGGCTAGAGATAAAGATTGCACCCAGAATGGGGTTAGATGATGGCATCCAAGCTGTCAGAAGATTGCTTCCAAGGTGTTGGTTCAATGTTCCTAAAGTCCAAACAGGACTGAACTGCCTGAGAAACTACCGCAGAGATTACGATGAAAAGCGTAAGATATTCTATGAAAGACCACTTCACGATTGGTCAAGTCATGGAAGTGACTCGTTCCGTTACTTAGCCCTTGGACTTGACGAAGGTCACAGCACATGGTCTAAGCCTATCAACCAAACACCGAAATGGATTGTCTAATGTATGTAGAGCGTCAGGGCGTTAATTTAGCCCCAAAGATAAAAGAACTTGAAAACCGCATCGAAGTATTGGAAAATGTGATAAAAGAGTTAAAATCGGATAAACCCCGAATGGGTCGCCCTCCAAAGGAGAAGAATGAGCAAGCCATCAAACAGGAAGGAAGCTAAAGCCTTAGGGCTTAAAACTTACTTTACTGGTAAGCCATGTAAGCGTGGTGGCATTGCTGATCGTAGGCTAAATGGTGACTGTCTTTGTGACGCTTGCCTTGACTTTACTAAGCAAATTAAAACTAAATGGAATATTGAGAACAAGGATAAAAGTAAGGCTTGGAAAGAAGCTAATCCTGAAAAGATGGCTCAATATAAAAAAGACTGGCAAGAAAAGAATAGAGAAAAGCAAAGAGCAAATCTTAAAAGATGGAAAAAAGACAATCCAGATAAGATTTTGGCTGACTTTCATAAGCGTAGAGCCTCACAAATAAACGCCACTCCAAAGTGGTATGGTGAATTTGATGCTTTTGTAATGCACGAGGCAGCATTACTTTCTAGATACAGAAGTGCTGTAACTAATGTAAAATGGCACATAGACCACATGATTCCATTGCAATCTAAAACTGCGTCTGGATTTCATTGTGCTGCAAATATCCAAGTCATTCCTGAAGCGTTAAATGTAAGAAAGCGTAACACTATGACTTTTACTAAACCTTATGAGTGGGTTAATGCTTTATGAGACAAACTGAACTTAAATCTATTCTGCAAGCGGAAATTGACGATGCTATCGGGTTTATCGAGAGTGAGACTGTAGAGCAAAGAAAGCAAGCATTACAAGCATACTTACGGCAACCTTACGGCACAGAAATTGAAGGCAAGTCTCAGATTGTTACTGGAGAAGTAGCAGAAGCCATTGATGGTGCATTACCCTCTCTAGTCCGTATTTTCACAGGCTCAGACAATATCGTTATCTTTGAGCCACAAGGCCCACAAGACGAAGCATCTGCCAAGCAAGCTACCGATTACTGTAATTGGGTTTTCTTGCGTGATAACGAAGGTGTAGCCATTCTGCATGATTGGTTTAAAGATGCCTTATTGCAAAAGAACGGCATAGTCAAAGCCTATTGGGAAGATAAAGAAGACATTACTAAAGAGCGTTACTTTGACTTGTCTGATGACGAGTTAGCCATGCTGATGAGCGATGAAAGCATGGAGATTGTCGAGCAAGATACAACAGAGTTTCCAATCTATGACCCAATGGGTCAGCCAGTAATTGACCCAACTGGTATGCAAGTTATGGGTGCGACACACAATGTCGTAGTCCAAAAGCGTAAGAAATCAGGCAAAGTAACGATTGAGAATGTTCCTCCAGAGGAGTTCTTGATTAGCAAAAAGGCTCGTACTATTGCTGACAGCCCATTCGTAGCCCATCGTCAGATGTTGACTCGTAGTGACTTGATTGCTATGGGTTTTAACAAGAAGCAAATTGAATCCTTGCAGATGGACGATGCACTAGCGTACACACCAGAGCGTGTGGTTCGCTTCTCTGCTGGTGAGCAACCCTACCAAGTTCAGACTGATGACCCATCCATGCAAGAGATTGAGGTCTTTGAGTGCTATGTCAAAACTGACATGAATGGCAAAGGTATTGCTGCCCTGACTCAGGTTTTTTATGCCTCAAACGAGATTCTGCAAGACGAGAATGGCAAGGAAATGATTGAGGAAGTGGACTATGTGCCATTCCACTCAATTTGCCCAATCCCAATCCCACACAAGTTCTTTGGCAATTCACTAGCTGACAGAACAACAGACCTTCAGTTAATCAAGACTACTATCACTCGTCAGATGTTAGATAACTTATATCTGACAAACAATGCACGAGTGGTTGCTGTTGAAGGTCAAGTAAACCTTGATGACTTGCTTACATCTACCGCAGGTGGTGTTATTCGTGCCAAGTCTCCTAACGCTGTTCAACAATTGGTTGTGCAGAATGTGGCATCTCAGGCTTTCCCAATGCTTCAGTACTTGGATACAGTCCAATCTAAGCGTACTGGCGTATCTGATGCCTCACAGGGCTTAGACCCTTCTATCTTGCAAAATGTCACAGCAGCAGCAGTAGCTTCCATGCAACAAGCTGGCGCAGGTAAGATTGAACTGATGGCTAGAATCTTTGCTGAGACAGGCGTTAAGTCTTTGTTCCAAGGCATCTTGCACTTGCTCTGTAAGTATCAAGACAAGCCTCGTTTAGTGCGTATGCGTGGCGAGTTTGTAGAGTTTGACCCTCGCACATGGGCTAACCAATACGATGTTGCTATCAATGTTGGTTTAGGTGCAGGTAACAGACAAGAACAAATGGCTATGCTGTCAATGGTTCTTGCTAAACAAGAGCAACTGATTGCTCAGTATGGCCCTGCCAATCCTTATGTTTCACCTGCTCAATATCGTTCTACATTAGGACGCATGGTTGAGATTGCAGGTTTTAAGGATTCTGGCGAGTTTTACAAGCCTATTACACCAGAGCAAGACCAAGCCTTAAGCAATCCTCCTCCACAGCAACAGCAAATGCCTCCAGAAGTTGAGGCAATGATGGCTAGAACTCAGGCTGAGATTCAATCTAACCAAGCTAAAGCACAAGCTGACATTCAGTTAAAGCAACAGCAACAGCAGATTGACATGGAGATGGCACAGCAAAAGGCTGCTCTTGAAATGCAAATGATGCGTGAAAAAGAGGCTGCCAAGTTGATGCTTGAGCGTGAGAAACAACAGGCTTACTTTGCTATGAAGCAACAAGAGTTTGAAGCAGAGGCACAATTGAAAGCAATGAAGATTGGTGCTGGCATTACTTCCAATGTAGAAATCAAAGGTTAATCATGGCTTTATTAGACCTTGCAAGTAACTATCTTGATGCTGATGGTGGCTCTGGTAGCATGGATTCAGTAAAAAGATTTAGTCCTGATGAATTCCTTAGTTTGATTAACGCCAGTAATGCTTCAGCCAATCAAGCTACTGAATCTGGTTTGAAGTTGCTGTATGACGCAGGATATGCACCATCAGAAGCAGCAAAACTATGGAACGATGCGTTTGGTACAAAATTTACAGCAGATGATTACACCACCAGTTTGAACAACTATGGAATCCAAAAAGCATCAAAACCACAACTTGCTGTATTTGGTGACTCAATTAGTTCTTCTGTAGGCTACGCTTTAGATGGCAAAGGTGGTGGATATTCTGATACTACCTATGGTAATAATTTAGCTCAGTATCTTGGCCAATCACTAAAGGTTAATGCTGTTAACAACTCAATGGGTGGAACTACATCTAGTGACTCGTTAACTGGTACTGGCATCCCTTACGCAGGTAGTGTTCTGCCAATTGAGTATGGTGATTTTGCAAGCTACATCACTAGCAACAAGCCAGAAACAGCATTGTTAAGGTTTGGTGCTGCTGATGCTATCAGGCTCAATGACCCTGCTACAACTCTCAGAAACATTGAGAGCATGATTAAGTTATCCCAAGAAAATGGAACTAAGCCTATTTTGGTAGGTGTAACTCCATTTGCAAAGATGGGTGACTTTAACGCAGGTAACATTGATGCAGGTATTACAGATAGCATGATTGCTTCTGCTGATGCAATTAACCAAGGTATCAAAGACTTAGCTAGTAAATACAACGCACAATTTATTGATGTTAGGCAAGTTCCTGTTCCTAAAGGCGCTTTGCTTGATGGTGTGCATCCAAGTGCAGAATATGGCGCTTCATTGAATGACTACATTGCTAGTCAGATTAGTTCTGGTGGGACTTTTAAACAGCCAGAGACTAAAGCCGCAGAACCAACTGCTATGACAACTGCGCCATCAGCAATAGCTCCTACTAGCGCAAGTTCTACAAATTCTCCTGTAGATAATCTTACAAAACAGATTCTTGCAAGAGGAAACACAGCTAACTGGCAAGGTGGTGTAGATGCTGAAACTGCTGCCAAAGACATGGCTAAGATCATGGCTGGCATTGGTATCACAGACATCAGCCAGTTTGGTAAGGTTACACAAACAGGTTTGAATGAGGATGTAAGACCAGATGGTCGTGGTGGCTTTGTTAACTTAAAAGGTCAACCAGTAGACCCTGCACTTGTTGTCCCTCTTGAGATGGATGGTAATGTGGTTGGATATTTTGCTCCAACTGGTACACAAGAGACTTACGGAAACAAGGAAACTGGTCAAGTAGTTCCAAACACTTATGCAGAGCGACAAACAGGAAACGCTTTTGGTGGAACTTATCTAGGCGATGGAAATACAGCTTACAGAGTAGATATAGGCGCTGATGGCAAACCAGTTTTTTACACTACTGGCGCTTCAAGCCGTGATGACATTAGTGCATTTGCACCAATTATTGCTGCTGCATTAACCCCTGTGCTTGGCCCTGCTGCTTCCTCTTTGCTTGGCCCATCAGCATCTACATTGGCTACTAATGCGTTAACTGGCGCTATGGTCGGTGGTGGTACAGCCGCTATTACTGGAGATAGCGTCCTACAAGGCGCATTGCTTGGTGGCGCAGGTGGCGCTTTAGGTGGTTACTTAAAAGGTGCTGATGGTGCGGTATTAGGGGATGCTAGTGACATTGCTATGCAAATGGCAGACGCTGGCGCTACATTGCCAGAGATTGAAGCCGCACTAACAAATAGTGGATTTAGTCCAACTGTTGTTGTTGAGTCTTTGAAAGACGCTGCCAATGTATTAGCATCTTCAACATCAGCAGCTACAACTGTCCCTAGTTCTGTTCCAAGTTTGTTGGATACTGTCTCTGTTGTTGGCTCATCAACTACGCCAGCATTGAACAGTTTGCTTGGTGCTGCTGCAACAATCCCAAGCATTACAGCAACCCAAGGAGCGTCAACTGTAACAACTCCTACAACTACACCTGTTGCAGAACAGACTATTACATCTGATAGACCAACAAGTGTTCAAGATGTAATTAACGCTGTTACTTCTGTAACTCCAACTACAACACCTACGCAAGTTACTACTCCTGCTGCTACAGAACAAGTAGTTACTGCTGATAGACCTGCAACAGTTGCAGACATTATTAACTCTATAACTTCAGTAGCACCAGTAACTACACCTACAACCACTACACCAGTTACAACTCCATCTGTTATCGCTGAGCAGGTTATTACTGGTCAATCTCCTACTACAAATGTAGCGGATGTAATTAACACCATTGCTGCGACTATTCCTACTACAACTACAACAGTTACACCAACAAGTACTGTAGTCCCAGAGCAAGTAATTACTGCAAAAGCACCTACTACAATTACTCAAGATGTAATCAATGCGATTACTTCAATACTACCAACAACAACTCCTGTAGCAACTACACCAGTAACTACTCCTGTTGTTCCAGAACAAGTTGTTACTGCTGACAAACCAAAAACAATTAGTGATGTAATAAATACTATTGTTTCTGCTGTTACACCTACAACTACCCCAACCACTCCGAAAACTACAACTGAAACAACAAAAGAAAAAGACAAATCTTTAGGTGTTTCTGATGTTATTAGATTGGCTCAAATTGGTACAACTGTTGCAGCATTGAACGCTGCTTCTAACGCAGGTGGTGGAACTAATCAGTACGATATTGTTCCTGTTCCAGAAAGCTGGACAAGCCCAACGACTCCAACAACGACAGGTGGAACTCCAACAACATTGCCACCTATTGATTTTGGCAATCGTAATTTGCTAGTTGGCACTCAATGGGAGAAATTGCTTGACCCCAACTATGGGAAAATCCCAGAGCCAGTACAGTATGGACAACCATCAAACTTGAGTTATAACGATCTAATGGGTATCTTGGGTAACAGACAAGGTATGCCATCAGCAAGTAATCTAACAATTAACGACATAATCTCTGGAATCCAAAATCAGTATGGACAAGTACCTTCTCGCACAATGGGCTAAAAACCTATTAAATGATGACTTTTTCAAAGAAGTAATAGATAATTTGAAAAAAGAGCAGATTAGTGTAATAATTAACACAAGTGCAGAAGAATGTGATAGGCGTGAAGACGCTTATAGGCACATTAAGTCTATCGAATTGATTACAGGACACCTAGAAGGCTTGGCCTCGGAAACTGTGATTAGAGATAAGAAGTGGAAGATTCTGTAGGGTTTACCCTACCCTCCGTCCAGAAGGTGTCTGGCGATTTTTGAGATGACACATGGAAAACACCAACCCACAAGGGAGTGAAAACCTAAATGTAATGCAAGCCGCTTCAGCGTTTGAGGGACTGATGGGCGATGATGACGGAGCTGAAAACAGCCAACCTGATAATCAACCAGAGGAACAACAAGCATCTGATGAAGCTGAGTATTCTGAGGAGCAATCCGAGGAAGAACAACAACCAAAGCCTAGATATAGAGTTAAGGCTGCTGGTGAGGAAATCGAGGTTGACGAAGATGAACTCATCAAAGGTTATCAGCAAGGTGTGGATTACACCAAAAAGTCTCAGGCTTTAGCTGAACAACGCAAAGCTGTAGAAGCAGAGCGTATTCATTTAGAGCAGGTAAAACAAGAGCGACAGGCTTATGCCCAGAAATTGAAGGCTTTGGATAGCTTCCTAAGTCAGCAAAATCAGGGTGTGGACTTAGATGTTCTAAAGGAAACAGACCCCATTGGCTATGCCGTGGCGGTAGCTGAACAGAATCAGCGTGAGAAGCAGTTAGCAGTAGTTAGAGCCGAACAGCAACGCATTGCCCAACAGCAACAAGCCGAGCAACAAGCCTCTCTGCAAAACCATCTCCGTCAAGAATCTGAGAAGCTAGTTGGTCTTATTCCTGAGTTAGCCACTCCACAGGGTGATGCGATTCGGAAACAAATCCGTGATTATGCGAAATCTGTTGGATGGACTGACCAAGAACTCAGTTCCGTATATGACTCTCGTGCTGTGGTGAGTTTGTATAAAGCAATGAAGTATGAGCAACTTCAAAAGAGTAAGCCAGAAGTAACCAAGAAACTTCAAGCTGCTCCTAAGATGATGCGTTCTGGGACTTCAGCGCCTCCTACAAAATCGTCACAAGACAAACAGGTAATGCAAAGGTTGCGTGAAACTGGCAAAGTCCAAGACGCTGCTCGAGCATTTGAACGATTCTTTTAATTTTGGAGTTTTAAAATGGCTACATATCAAACCTATACCGCTATTGGTCAGCGTGAAGACCTTTCCGATGTTATCTATAACATCAGCCCCACAGACACACCTTTCATGTCATCTATTGGCAAGACAAAGGCTACTGCTGTTTATCACGAGTGGCAGACTGACAGCTTGGCTGCTGCAACTTTGTCTAACTTTGCAGTCGAGGGTGCAACAGCATCTGACGCTACTATGTCTCCAACAACCCGTGTTGGCAACCGCACTCAGATTGCACAGAAAACTGTGAAGATTTCTGGCACTTTGCAGTCTGTTGACAAAGCTGGTCGTAAGTCTGAGAAGGCTTACCAATTGGCTAAAGCCTCTGCTGAAATCAAGCGTGACATGGAAACATCTTTGTTGAGCAACCAAGTTGCTACCAATGGTGATTCTTCTAATGCTCGTAAATTGGGCGGTCTGCAAGCATGGTTGGCTACCAATGGCGACTTTGGCACTAATGGCGTGGCTGGTTCTGGTGGTACTACTGCTCGTACAAACGGCACAAACCGCACATTTACAGAAGACCTGTTGAAGACTGTTATCAAAGAAGTTTACGCTTCTGGTGGCAATCCTAAAGTGTTGATGGTCAACCCTGCACACAAGCAATTGGTATCTGCTTTTGCTGGTATCGCTGCTCAGCGTTTCATGGCCCCATCTAACGCACCTACCACCATTGTGGCTGCTGCTGATGTTTATTTGAGCGATTTCGGTACAGTTTCTGTTGTGCCTAACCGCTTTATGACATCTACCAACACTTGCGATGAAGTGGCTTATGTGCTTGACCCCGACATGGCTGCTGTTGCTTACTTGCGTCCTTTCCAGACCAACGAGTTGGCTGTGACTGGCGACAATGAGTCTACACAACTGTTGGCTGAGTACACTTTGGAAGTTAAGAACGAAGCTGCTCACGGCATTATTGCTGACTTGACACCTTAATCTAAGGTAACCCAGAAAAATGCCTCAGACTTAACCATCTGGGGCATTTTCTTTTCTACTCAAACTGATAGAATTAGGTTATGGAAAACATTAGACAAACTGCTGTTCATGCCGATGGTGAAGGTGGCATCATTATTCAAACTCGTCAAGATGTTTCTGCTATTGTTGAGCAGAATAAAAAGGAATATAACTCCTTTGATGAGAGAGCAAGATGGTCTGACAATTTGTTTGGCAATAAGGTTGCGTCTATTCCATTGACTGTGATTGATGACCTAAATAAACAAGGCATTATGCGTGGATTCGCTGTGCTTGATGACAAGCGTTTTGCTGCATGGTTAAATGACCCAATGAATCGTGCATGGCGCACTAGGACAGGAGTGGTATGAGTTTCGCAACTTACTCTGATTTACAAACATCAATAGCCAACTATTTGGCTAGGTCTGACTTAACAAGCCAGATTCCAGATTTCATTACATTTGCTGAGAATCGACTCCGCAGAGAATTGCGTATTCGTCAGATGCTTAAGTCTGTCACAACAGCAACTGTAAGTGGTGACAATACTGTTGAATTGCCTAGCGACTTTTTGCAAGTGCGTGATTTTGTCGTAATGACAAATCCAATTCAACCACTTAGCTACTCTAGCCCATCAGCATTGTCTAATGACCCAAGAGCATCAGAAGTTGGTGTTCCTATGTCTTACACAATCCTTGCTAGTGAGTTCCAAGTCTCACCTGCACCTGATGGCGTTTACACAGTAAAACTTCTGTATTTTGCTTCGCCTCCTTACTTGTCTAGCAGTAATACATCTAATGTGTTCTTGACAAAAGCCCCAGATGCTTTGCTCTATGCTTCTTTGATTGAGGCAGAGCCATATCTTATGAATGATGCTCGTATAAACACATGGGGAACTATGTACGACAGAGCGATCTCCTCCCTCACCAAGTCTGATGAAGAAAGTCAATACTCTGGTGTTCCATTGGCAATGAAATTAACTCCAAGGTGAAACTATGGCTGAAATGTCAAACTACCTAGAAAATGCGCTGATTAACGGCACATTACGAGCAACTAACTACACAGCACCAACAACTGTGTATGTGGCTCTTTATACATCTGACCCAACTGATGCAGATACAGGCACAGAGGTTTCTGGTACTTCTTATGCTCGTCAAGCTGTGACTTTTGGTGCGCCTAGCAATGGTGTAACAACTAACTCTGCTGCTGTTGAGTTCCCTCAAGCTGGTGGCTCATGGGGAACAGTTAGTTACATTGGCTTGCGTGATGCTTCTACATCAGGTAACTTGTTGTATCACACAGCCTTGGATGCTGCTAAGACTATTGAAACTGGTGATGTGTTCCGTATTGCTACAGGTTCTTTGTCTGTAACATTGGCATAAGATGGCTGATTTACTCCCACCATGGACGATTGATTCGCTTGACAATTTAAAGTCAAGCATAGATGACCTGACTCTAACTTTAGACAGTCCTCTATATACAACTTCTGTTACTCGGTGGGATGCTTATGGTTCTGTTAACGCAACAGCAACTGTAACTGCTAGTGCTTCTAGGGTTCAATCTGCTAGTGCATCAATAACTTGTAGTGCGACTGTATCTGCTAGTGCAAATATCGTTAGGTCTGCAAGTGCAAGCATAACTGCTAGTGCAACAGTTTCTGCAAGCGGTCAAATTGTTAAGTTTGGCAATGCGTCTATAACTGCTGATGCAGTATTCACAGCAAATGGTGGATTGATAGCAGAAGGTTCTGCAAGCATAGAAGGAACGGCAACATTAACTGTATTGGGTTCAATCGTTAACAATGTAAGTCCGTCTATAACTTGCTTTGCTACTGTGACTGCTAATGGCGTTATTCTTGGTGAAAATTGGACTCCAGTAACAGGAGACACAAATACATGGACTCCAGTATCTGCTAACGACAATACATGGACTGAACAGGCTCAAGGAACTAATGTATGGCTGAGACAAGGATAAACTTTGGCGAATGGATGCCTGACCAATCTGGCATTTCTGGTGCATTGACTGATGCAAAGAATGTTGTATCTCAAGCCATTGGTTACGGCCCATTCCCCTCGCCAGTTACGCTTAGTGCGGCTGCTGCTGAAAACTTAACATCTTTATATGCTGCCAAGTCTCCTAGTGGTTTGACTACTTTGTTTGCGGCTGGCGACTCTAAGATTTATACAGTAGGTGGCTCTGGTACTTTGACTCAGGTAGGTACTGGCTACACTACATCTGGTGGCAATCGAGTAAGGTTTGCTCAGTTTGGCAATGTAGTTATTACGACAAACAATGCTGAAAAGCTACAAAAGTGGACTCTTGGCACATCTACATCTTTTGCTGATTTGTCTGCAACAGCACCAGTAGCTAAATACATTACTGTTGTCCGTGACTTTGTTGTTGTGGCTAATACTTACGAATCTACTGTTCAACAACAGTATCGTGTTAGATGGTCTGCCATCAATGATGAAACAGATTGGACAGAAAATGTAAACACTCAGTCTGACTATCAGGATATTCCTGATGGTGGTCAGATTATGGGCATCCGTGGTGGTGAGTTTGGACTTGTTCTACTAGAGCGTTCAATCCACCGAATGAGCTATGTTGGCACACCTTTTATATTCCAGTTTGACAATATCTCTCGTAATAAGGGATGTATGGTTTCTGGCTCTATTGCACAGTATCAAGGTTTGACATTCTTCTTGTCAGACGATGGTTTTTATATGTGTGATGGACAAAATGTCATTCCAATTGGCTCAGAGAAAGTAGACCGATTCTTCTTGTCTGATGTTTCAGAGGCTGATTATGGTTCTATGTCAGCAGCCATTGACCCTGTACGCAAGTTAGTTATTTGGAACTATAAGTCTGTTGACGCAAATCGTAAGTTAATGATCTACAACTTTGCTACAAAGAAGTGGACTTATGCAGACGCTGGCACAGATTATCTTGGTGAAGCATCGTCTAGTGCATTGACTTTAGAAGACCTAGATTCTGTATCTGCAAGCATTGACGCTTTGACAACAAGTTTAGACTCATTGCTGTTTGTTGGTGGTAAATACTTCCTTGGCGGAACATTGGCAACCAGAGTAATGACTTACACAGGTGCAAGTCTGTCTGGATACATTGCTACAAACGACATAGATATTGGCGCTAATTCTGTGGTTACATTGGCGAAACCATTGGTTGATAATGGCTCTGCTGATGTTTCTATTGCCTCAAGAAGGCTTTTGAATCAGTCTGTCACATTCGGGACAGCAACTTCTGCTGATTCTGAAAACAGGGTTTCATTGCGTAGTGCAGGGCGGTATCACAGGCTAAAGGTTGCGCCTACTGGTAGCAATTGGAAAACTGCTGTGGCTGTTGACATTGATATTGTTCCACAGGGGACTAGATAATGTTTAGAAGTCTACCTGCTTTTGGTGGAGATCAGAGGGCTGTTGCAGAGGTTGTCCGTGGCATCATGGATGGCAAGACCAATAACACAGGCGAAATCAGTCTTAATCAAGGTGCAACAAGTACCACTTTGACTGACAGAAGGATTGGCCCTAATAGCGTTATATTATTTATGCCACTAAATGACAATGCAGCAGATGAATTGGCTCATGGGCATATGTATGTATCTGTTAGAGGGCAAGGCACAGCGACAATAACTCATGGCAATCACATGCACGAAATGCTATTTGCGTATGCAGTTATTGGTTGATTTTCATAATTTATGTATAATGGATTCCGTGGATGACCCGCTATGGAATCCGAAACTCTAGGAGTAAAACATGGCGACTACTACCACTTCAATTGACCCAACAATTCAACCCTTTCTAAGCTATGGGCTTTCAGAGGCACAAAGACTGTACCAAGGCGGTGGCCCACAGTACTATGGTGGTCAGACTTATGTAAGTCCTTCTACATCTACTCAAACTGGCATCCAAGCTCTTGAGGCTCGTGCTTCACAGGGCAATCCATTGTTAGGCTCTGCTCAACAGCAATTGCAGGGAACAATCTCTGGTGACTATTTGGGTGGCAATCCATTCTTCCAAGGCGCATTTAAACCTGCTGCACAGGCTGCTGAGACACAGTTTAAGCAAACTTTAGGTGATATTTCATCTAAGGCTAGTTTGGCAGGTCGTTATGGTTCTGGTGCTATGGGTCAATTGCAAGACAGGGCAGCAGGTGCTTTTGGTCAGACTTTGGCTAACACAGCAGGAACTTTGGCTTATCAGAACTATGCTGATGAGAGAGCAAGACAGCAAGCGGCTACGATGGCTGCACCTGCAATGGCTGGCGCTGACTACCAAGACATTCAGCAAATGCTAAATGCTGGTCAAATGCGTGAGGGTTACACAGGCGCACAGCAACAAGCTGACATTGCTAAATTCAACTTCTTGCAGAATCAGCCACAGCAGAATCTTTCTAACTATCTGTCAATGGTTTATGGCAACCCAATGGGCAGAATTACTAATCAACAGACTTCTGGCCCTTCAACCTTCCAGAACTTGTTAGGTTTGGCTGCTGTTGGTGGTGGTTTGTACCAGAATCTTGGAAGACCTAATATAGGTAATTGGTTGAGTAGTTGGGGTTCATCAAACGCTGATATTGCAATCAACCCATTTTTCCAAACGATTGGATAATCATGGCTGGACTATTAGACATTTTTGGAACTAGCGGTGCAGACACAATGGGTTTGCTCGGTATGTCTCCTGCTGACATTCAGCGAAATCGTGAAGACGCACAAGCACAAGCCTTGTATGCCCTAGCGGGTCGTTTATTCCAAGGCGGTAACACAGGGCAATCTATTGCTGAAGGCTTACAACTTGGTCAGAGAGCCTACAAAGGCGGTATGCAAGGGGCTTTGCAAGATCAACTACAAAATGCTCAACTGCAAGAGATGTTGCGTAAGCGTAAAGAGGAAGAACTTGCAAAACAACAACAAGCACAAGCACAGCAAGTTTTGGCTAAAGCATATCGTCCAGAAATCTTTGCTGATACTCCATTGACAAACATGATGGGTCAAGAGATTGCAGGGCCAAACCAACCACAGGCAGGTGGTGGTGGTTTGCGTTCAGTAACTCGTGAATTGATGGGACTTGGCCCTGCTGGTATGGCTGCATTGCAAACTGCATCTGGTGTAGAGAAATCATTGCGTCCAGAAGGTTATACGCTTGGTGAAGGTCAGATTCGTTATGAGATTGGTGCTGATGGTAAGCCAATGGCTGTTGCTTCTGGCGCACCTAAAGAAAATCTAACATCAACATACAGAGACTTTCAGCAAGCTGTAAAAGAAGGTTACACAGGTAACTTCATGCAGTATCAGAAAGACCTAAAAAGAGAAGGCGCACCTAAATTTGCTATTGATTTAAATGATAAAACAGCAGTTAATAAACAGCAACTTGCTACAGTAAACCAATGGCAAAGCACACTAAAAGATACTGGTGACACTACTGTCGCTGGTCGTGCATCTGCTTTCTACGATGCTTATGGAAAAGCAAAATCAGGCAACACAAGTGCTGATGGCGCATTGATTTACAACATTGCAAAAGTGTATGACCAAACTGGCGCTGTTCAGCAGGGTGATGTAAACACAATTATTGGCAATCGTTCTATCCCAACAAACATTCAATTAGCTGCTCAAAAGCTACAAAAAGGTGGAACATTTACACCAAAAGAGCGAGATGACTTAAAGGCGATTGTTGATGGTATTGTCAGCGAAAGAAAGAAAGCACTTGAGCCAACACTTAATGTTTATCGTAATCTCAATTCTGAGTTAGGCGGTAAACCAGAAGCAATCATTAACCCTTACGATACTCTAAGAGTTCCTGAGTCATTACCATCTGGTGTTACTGTTAGAAAGAAAGGTTGATTATGGCAACCTATGAAGTAACTATTGAAGGCAAAGGAACATACGAAGTCATTTCTGACAAAGAACTGACTGACGCACAAGCGTACCAGTATGCTCTTGAGCAATCAAAGAATGAAGTTCCTAGTGCGCCACCTAGGAAAATGACGAGAGAGGAAGCAATTAAAGATATTACTACTCCTCCTCGTGCTGAGCAAATGCAATTAGGAAGTGTTAGTGATTTTGGCAGACAGTTAGGATTGACAGGCAGAGCAGCATTAACTGGTGCTTTATCTATCCCTACAATGGGTGCTGATGCGCTAACAGGATTGGTTAATTTGCTTGCAGGTAGACAAGTCATGCAACCTACTAGCCAAGCATTACAGAACTTGATGACACAAGCTGGTGTGCCTACACCTAGAACATCACAAGAGCGTGTCGTTCAAGATGTAACAAGCGCAGGTTTTGGTGTTGCTGGCCCTGCCTCCATTGCTAGAAACTTGCCTACACAAGCACAGGAATTCTTTACTAAGAGTTTAGGAACTCAGGGTGCTGCGGCTACAGCAGGTGCATTGGCATCTGGTGCTGCTCGTGAGAGTGATGTTGGCCCTGTTGGTCAAACACTTGGCGCATTGGCAGGGTCTATAACAGCAGGTGGCGCTGTAGGCTCTGCCCCTGTTATTGCTCGTACAAGTAAAGAGATTGTTCGCCCATTCACACAAGCAGGTCGTGAAGTTATCACAGGCAATGTGTTGCGTAACTTAGCATCTGATGCTGAACAAGCAATTAAGACTGGTGAGACTTATGTACCTAAGATTGGTGGATACACGCCTACTACTGCACAAGCGACTCGTGACATTGGTTTGATTAACGCTGAGACTGCGCTTAAAGGTTTAGATGCAACAAAAGGTAGATTTGCTACTCAGGCTTTAGAAGCTAACCAAGCACAGATGGCTATTTTGAATCGTCTTGCTAAAGATGACGATGCGCTTACAGCAGCGATTAAGAAGCGTGATGAAGTAACAGCACCTTTGCGTGAGCAAGCATTTGCTAACTCAACTGTTACGCCAGAGACATTCCAATCTGGAATTGCTTTAACAGTCAATAAGACGATTGATGACATTCTTGCTTCACCAGTAGGAAAGCGTCAGACTGTTATGTCTGTTATGAAAGACGCTAAAGACGATATTGCTAGAGCATCTACCCCTGCTGAACTTTATGAGATTCGTAAAGATTTAAGGGCTGCTGCTCAAGGTTTGTTGGATAAGTCTGACAGAGGTGGCCCAACTGCGGGTGCTTACAAAGCAGCAAAAGAGCCACTTAATGCAGTCATTCGTGCTGTCGATGATGCTATTGAGGCAGGTGCTACTGGCTACAAAGACTACTTGGCTAAGTATGCTGCTTCTAGCAAAGGCATTGAGCGTCTTGAGGCTGCACAACAGTTTAAAGGCAAAGTGCTTTCAACTACACCAGACCCATCAAGAGCTAACGACTATTTGATCTCACAGCCTAAGTTCTTAAATGCTATTCGTTCTGCTGAGAAAGAAACTAAACTTTCCAATACTCAGTTAGCTGTTTTGAAGCGTGTTGCTGAAGACTTAGATAGTGGTGTGTTAGCTCGTGCTACCAAGCCAATGGGTTCAGATACATTTAAAAACATGAGTACCGCTAATGTGATTGGTGGCATGATTGGTAAGCAAATGTTTGGTGATGTTCCTCCTGTTTTGCAGAAGGTATCTGCACCAATGAACTGGTTATATAACGGCACAGATGATGCGATTCGTGAGTTATTGGTCAATGCAATGCTAGACCCTAAACTTGCTTCTAGTCTGATGAAAAAAGCATCAGTTATGACAGTAGAGCCTCTCAGTAGAGAGTTACAGCGTAAGGCACTTGCTTTGGGTTATGGTGCTGCATTTGGATTAACGGAGTAAAACATGGCAAAGACGAAAATCTCGGAGTGGAGTGCAACTCCAGCAAACAACACAGACATTGATGGTATCAATATCGCAGAGGGCTGTGCGCCTTCTGGCATTAACGATGCTATCCGTGAGATGATGAGCCAGATTAAAGACTGGCAAGCAGGTACATCTGGCGACTACACAGCAGTTTCTGCTGGTGGTACTGGTGTAGGTACTCTGACAGGCATTGTTAAGGGTAACGGCACATCAGCGTTTAGTGCTGTGACTGCACCTAGCGGTAATATTGTTGGAACTACAGATACTCAGACTCTGACAAACAAGACTTTGACAACTCCTGTTCTGACAAACCCAACAGTAACTAACTATGTTGAGACTGCCTACACAGCTAACTCAAGTACAGCTATTACTCTTGACTTAGCTAATGGTACTGTTCAGATCATTACATTGACAGGCAATGCGACTGTGACAATGCCAACAGCAACTGCTGGCAAGTCTTTCATTCTGCTTTTGAAGCAAGATGCAACAGGCTCACGCACAGTTACTTGGTCTACAGTTAAGTGGGCTGGTGGTACAGCACCTACAATTACAGGCACAGCATCTAGGCAAGATATTTTCAGCTTCTTTGCTGATGGTACAAATTGGTATGGCACAGTAGTCGGACAGAACTTCACACCTTAAGGACTGATTTATGTTTGCAGCAGGAAAAGCAGTCTCAGGCGCAACACCAACTGACGCACAATTTAACTATGTCACTATGTTGTTGCATGGTGATGGGACTAATGGCGCACAGAACAATACATTTGTAGACTCATCCACAAATAACTTTACGATTACTCGTAACGGAAATACAACACAAGGAACATTCAGTCCTTATGGTAGTAATTGGAGTTCATATTTAAATGGGTCTTCATATTTTAATGTAGGTTCTACTAGATTCTTAGACGCTTCTGCATGGACTGTAGAGATGTGGATTAATACCACAAATACAGCGCAGTTTGTTACCTTAGCCGCTCAATACATAAATACTGGAGGTGGTTTTTCAGCAAGAACAGTATTAGGTATAAATAGTAGTACAGGTACGATAGCTATTTTCCAAGGTGGAACATTGCAGAGTGGAACTACAAATATATGTAATGGTCAATGGAATCATGTAGCATTTGTTTTAAGTAGTGGTACTGTTAAGGCTTATGTAAATGGAGTTAATGAAGCTACATTTACTGGATTTGGAACTCCTACAGCAATTACTACTTTGTTTTTTAATGATGGATATAACTCAACATCATATTACATAGGTTATGCAAGTAACTTGCGTGTTACAAATACTGCTGTTTACACAACTACATTTACACCAAGCATAACAAACTTAACTGCTATAACAGGGACACAACTGTTAACTTTGCAATCAAACCGATTTATTGACAACAGCACCAACGCATACACACTTAGTATTGGTGGCACACCAAGCGTCCAACGCTTCAGTCCGTTTAGCCCTACATCCGCCTACTCCACAAGCGTGATTGGTGGCTCTGGGTACTTTGATGGTAGTGGGGATAACCTTCAAGCCCCATCAAGCGCAAACTTCAATTTAGAAGGTGGTAGCTATACTGTCGAGTTATATGTATATTTTATTTCACGGGTTGCTGGAACTAGAACAATAGTTTTTGAAGGAACTTCTACAACAGTTGGCATTGTTGCTACTGGAACTGGTAATAATGATTTAGATGTTAATTTGTTTGGAACAGGGTCTATATTAGTTGGCTCAGGAGTATTAGCTGGAAAAGATAATCAATGGTTGCATATTTGTTTAGTTTCAAATGGAACAAATAGATCGTTATTTCTTAATGGAACAAGAGTTGCAACTACAACCAGTTCATTACTTCCCGCCTCAAACTGTAGTGTTGGTTTAGGTGGTAACACAGTCAGATTTGCCGAATCTAATTTAAATGGTTATATTTCAAATGCAAGAGTGGTAAAGGGTACTGCTGTGTATGACCCAACAGCATCAACCTTGACAGTACCAACAACTCCTCTGACAGCAGTAACAAATACTCAACTGCTGACCAACTTCACCAACGCTGGCATCTTAGACAACGCCATGATGAACGACTTAGAAACTGTGGGTAACGCACAGATTTCTACAAGCGTTAAGAAGTATGGTACTGGCTCATTGTATTTTGATGGAAGTGGTGATTATCTGACAACACCATTAACACCTAATTTGCAATTTGGAACTGGTAATTTTACTGTTGAATGTTGGACAAATTTAGTTTCTAGAGTTTCAGCGTATCCGTGTGTTTGGGGTAATTACAATAGCTACACAACTAGCGCTTTATCATTGTTTGCTGGACACAGCTCTGGAGATACTTCTAAATATCAGGTTGGTGTAAATGGCGCTAGCTTCCCAGTAATTCAGAGCACAGACTCAATTGTGTATAACACTTGGGTGCATCTTGCTGTTGTTCGTAATGGCGGAGTAATTACACTTTATGTAAATGGCGTGGCTAACGGCACATACTCATTTTCTGGCGCATTAAACGGTGTTGGCCCAAGTTGGTGTATTGGAACTGCTTTTGATGCCATAGCAAACGGCTACCTCAACGGCTACATAGACGACCTACGCATCACCAAAGGCGTGGCTCGGTACACGGCTAACTTTAGTGTTCCTACAGCAGCTTTCCCAGATAAAGGATAAACATGAACATTGCTAAACTAGAAAATGGAACTATTACAGTAGGACACTATCGTGATTTGTTTCCTAATACATCATTCCCTGTGAGTGGCCCCAATGATGACTTCTTTACTGAGAATGGTTGTCTAAAGGTCAGCACATTCAAAGAGCATGACAGAGCTACTCAAATGCTCGTAGGTTGCTCTGCTTATCAAGAGAATGGTGTTGTCTACACAGTTACTGTTGAGACTCGTCCAGAGCCTATTGAAACAATTACCATTGACTACGGAAATGGTGCTGACTCTATTGGTGGTATGCCATGACAGATCAAGTAACCCATGAGCAAATCTATAGCAGGCTTTTAGCAGTAGAGGCTAAAGTTGACGAAATAGATAAGAACACCAAAGACCTAGTAGACGCTATCAATGCTGCCAAGGGTGCTGTAAAGGTTCTTAACTGGGTTGCTTCTATTGCACAACCAGTTTTGTGGATTGGTGGGTTAATTGTTGCTGCTGGCGCTATCTGGCAGACATGGATTAAAAAATGAAAGATTGGCTGTTAGCTTTTACTAGCGCAGTCCTTTTTTGCATAACTATTGTTTGGTGTGTTTACACAATTGTGTGGGCATGGTACTAGAGTTTTTATTGGCTGTATCTATTGAATACAGGTGTGTAAAGTGGGCTTGGGTTGGACACGCTTTCAACAGAAAGGTCTACTGTATTGAATGGAAAAAGGTAGATAAAAAATGATCGACCCCATCTCGGCATTAAATGGCTTACAGAACGCCATCTCAATGGTTAAAAAGGCTAGTAAGGTAGCCAATGATTTAGGCGGTCTTGCCCCGATGATTGGCAAGATGTTTGATGCCAAGAGTGCTGCTACTAAAGCGATGATTGAAGCCAAGCGTGAAAAGCGTGGTTCAAACATGGGTGCGGCTCTACAGATCGAGATGGCGCTAGAGCAAGCCAGAGCGTTTGAGGAAGAACTCAAGATGTTGTTCATGCAGACAGGAAAGATTGATGTCTGGAACAAGATCAAAGAGCGTCAAGCCGAGATGGATAGGGATGATGCTAAAGAGATGGCTGCTTTGAGAGCCGCTGAAAAGAAAGCCAAGCAAAAAGAAGAGGAAATGCAAGAGTGGGCAATCATCATTGGTGGCGTTGCTTTTGTAATCCTTTTGGTGTTTATCGGCATCAACGAATTAACAAGCCTGTGTCCTAAAGGTGGGTGCGGAAGATGAACGAGTACCAGAAACAGTTTGATATGTTTCTAAAGGTGTTCATTTATGGGTGTGTTGCTTGGTGGTTTTTAGGTTTTCTGAAGTTTTTACCTGATGACTTATCAAACAAAATTGTGGCACTTCTATTGGGGAAGATTGGGTTATGAAAATAACAACTTACCAACAAAATGCAAGGATGCTTTGGGAGGCTCATCGGGTGATCCACCAACAGAATATGGCAAGGTTAGCGGAGTTGAACAGACAAGCAGACCAACAACAGAAAGCCCAAGAGATCAAAACCCATTGGGTTAAGGCTTCACAAGTGGATGTAATGGTATGAGATATTTGCTTTTGTTATTGCTGTTAACTACTTTGTCTGGATGCTTTGAAGACAGATACAGATATAAATGCCAAAACCCAGACTACTTCCATGCAGAAGAATGTCAAAAGCCTAAGTGCTTGTTTACTCAGCAATGCCCAGAATACTTGGTAGCACCAATTCTTGAGAAAAAGGTCAATGATGTCCAACCAGAAAACAAGCCTAACAACTGAAGACATTGAAGTCCGTATCTGGGGCTTTGTAGTTGTTGCAGTTACTTTGATTCTTTGCTTTATTGTTGTGGCTTTGCTCTACTCGGTTACTTTTGTGACTCAGCCTATTAAGAGTATGGCCCCGATAGATCAAGCCTACACCAAGATGCTCAACGACATTGTTTTGTTGATTGTTGGTGGCATTGGTGGCGTGATGAGTAAAAGGGCTGTAGGGGCTGCTGCAAACGCTTTTAAGCCTCAAACACCACCCCAGATGATGCAACCTAGTTGCTATGGAAATAATGCGTCCTATGGCTCATCTTATGCGCCACCACAATCGTCTTATGGTTTGCCTAGTCAGCCATTTGGTGCAATGCCAGTTTGGAAGAATCCAGAGCTAGATGAGTCATGGACTCCACCACCACCACCTACTACGCCTCCAGAGCATCTTGAGGATGACAATGAGCGTGAGGAAATTGCACAAGCAAGAAAAGAGGCTGACTAATGATTCCTATGCCTTGGTTAATTGTTGGTGTTTTAGTATCCCTCTTTGGTACATACCGAGTGGGTCATCATTATGGATGGCTAGAGCGTGATAACGACATGAAGATTGCCATTGCTAAAAAGAATGAGGAGGCTAGGGAGTTAGAAAAGAACATGACTTCCAAGCTATCAGAACAAGAGACTAAACTGAGAAAGGCACAAGATGACATTGCTAAAAAACAGTCTGCTATGCACGAGCTTGCTCGTACTGGTAGGTTGCGCCTCCCAACCACAAGTTGTCCACAAGCCAGCCCAAGTGCCACCCCTGCCTCTGGAGATAGCAGACCCGAGCAACCCGATGCAAGCGAACTTGAGCGACAGACTATTGCAACTCTTATCGACATCGCAGCCGAAGGAGACAAAGCAATCACAAAACTCAACGCCTGTGTCGCAGCCTACAACGAAGTAAGGAATCTAATAAATGGTCAATAGTCAACAACTCAAAAAGATGCACATTGGCGAGCAATGGGTTGACGCATTGAATGAGACTTTTCAGCGTTTCAATATCCTTACACCAATCCAACAAGCATCATTTATTGGTCAATGTAGCCATGAGTGTGGTAATTTTAAGACACTTGAAGAAAATCTTAACTATAAAGCTGAAACTTTAATGAAATTGTGGAAGACTCGTTTTCCAACAATTGAGATTGCTAACGAATACGCTAGGAATCCTAAAAAGATTGCTAATAAAGTCTACGCAAACAGAATGGGAAACAGAGATGAATCGTCTGGAGATGGCTTTCGTTTTCGTGGTCGTGGCTGTATTCAACTTACTGGTCATGCTAATTATTTTCATGCTGGTCAGGCTTGCGGTGAGGATTTTGTTATGAATCCAGATTTAGTAGCTACGCCTAAGTATGCTGCTATGACTGCGGGATGGTTCTGGAATACACACAAGTTAAACCAGTACGCTGACAGAACAGATTTTTTGATGATGACAAAAAAGATTAACGGAGGCACGATAGGATTGGATGACCGAATCAAACATATCAATCATGCCTTGGACATATTAAATGGCTAACATACCAACTCAACAAGATGCAGAGCTATTCTCACAGAGTGTTAAAAAGTGGCAACAAGTGTTGAGTTTGGGGGATTGGAGAATTGAAAAAGGAACAAAGCCAGCTAAACAGGCAATGGCTTCTGTGGAGTTCAATGAATCTGCTAGATTAGCTGTTTATCGGTTAGGTGACTTTGGTGCTGAAAAGATTACGCCTGAGTCACTTGACAAGACTGCCTTGCATGAACTTTTGCACATATTCCTACATGATTTAATGATGGTTGCTACAGACCCAAAGTCCTCAGATGAGGATATTGAAATGCAAGAGCATAGGGTCATCAATCTGCTTGAAAACTTAATCTTTAAGGACTTTCATGGGCGCACATAATGAAACTTGCTCAGATACAGAGTTTATTAAACTGTGGGGACAACTCGAATCTGCTGCAAGAATGGCAGAACATCTCAAGATAAACATTAGAGCTGTTCATTTGCGTAGAAGGTGGATTGAGCAACACTACAAGATTACTCTAGGCGCAGCAGATCATCGTGGTCTAGCTTACGATGCTAAGAAGCCAAAGTCCTTCTCTCCCTTAAAACAAATAGACCTTGGTATCCTAGATGGTACTGTCATTGTTTTCTCTGATGCCCACTTCATACCCAACCAAAGAACAACAGCCTTTAAAGGGCTTTTATGGGCTATCCAAGAGCTTAAACCCAAGGCGGTAATATGTAATGGTGACGCTTTCGATGGAGCGACTATATCAAGGCATGATGTAACTGATCTACCACAGGCTTCTGTTATCCAAGAGTTAAAGGCTTGTCAGGCAATGCTTGGTGAGATTGAGGAAGTAGCTAAAGCTGAGAGACACAATGTAAAGTTGATATTTACATTTGGCAATCACGATGTAAGGTTTGCCAATAGACTTGCCCAACACGCACCACAATTTAAAGATGTTCAAGGCTTTAAGTTGACAGACCATATTCCTGATTGGGAGTTCTGTTGGTCAGTCTGGGCTACTCCTGAGTGCGTTATTAAACACCGATACAAAGGTGGTATTCACGCAACGCACAACAATACTGTAAACGCTGGTGTGTCAATCGTTACTGGACACTTGCATAGCCTTAAAGTTACGCCATTTAGCGATTACAACGGATGTAGGTATGGCGTGGATACAGGCACTCTTGCTGAGACTGATGGCCCACAGTTCACCTATGGAGAGCTAAACCCAAGTAACCACAGATCAGGTTTTGCAGTATTGAACTTCTTTAATGGCAAGCTATTGTGGCCTGAGCTTGTCCATAAGTTTGACGAAAACCAGATTGAATTCCGTGGTGAAGTTATTGATGTAGGTGCATTTTGAGTGCGCCTTTAATCATTATCACAGGCTTGATCTACGCTTATATAGCTGGTGAACAAGCGCTAAAGGGTAACATGTATATGGCAATCGTATATACAGGCTACGCCTTTAGTAATGTGGGTCTTTACTTACTTGCTAAGTAGAGTCTTTAACAAACAATCCGTTAGGCAATAGTATGCCTTTCCGATTCTTAATCTGATCGTATGCAACTTCCATGCAGTCTACCAGATTTAGGTCTTGTA